AGCATGGTCGGGTGGCACACTAACAAGCCCAGCACTTAAAGTTGGTGACTATATTTACGTAGGTTCTTCAGCAAATATCCGTAGAGTAGTAACAGTTACTAGTAATGGAGTTATCGTTGTAGATTCTTCAGTTACTGTTGATGGTGGAATTATTAGTTTAGTTAAAACTAAAATGCAAGAGCCAACAAACAATACTCTTATCTTCCCACTACCAAACTACGCTATTAAATCTGTTCGTGATGCAAGTTCCGCAAAACAGATTATTTACTATGGTATGCAATACCTTAGTGGGACTACTGGTTCTGGTTCTGGTGGTTCTTGTACTCTAACTATTAATACTACTGCTGGTGTATTTGCAGAATCTACAGAACCAGATAACTATATTGTTGTTTGGTATGATGCAAGTGCAGGCGGTGTAGTTGTTTTACCAACTTCTATTAGTGCAGGTGGTTCTTCATCTATTACATTCACTCTTCCAGATACTTACGCTTCTTCTAACTTTATTGTAATGGCAACAATTAAGAAGATTGGTTCTGATGGTGGTGAAAAAACTAAAACTCTACAAACAACTACTCAAACATATACTACTCAAGCAACAGCTACGAAGGCTATCTTGTCATTGGGTAAAGCTGACGTATTTCGAATTAAATCCATTATGATGGATACTGGAAATTTCACTAGTCCGAGTGGTACTTATGGTATTAGCATCTATGATCGTTACGACTTCGATAATGGTCAACGTGATGAATACTATGATGTAGGTAGATTGTTCCTAAAGCATTCTTATTCAGCACCTACTGCTCCAATCTCTGTTGAGTTTGAGTATTTCTCTCATTCATCTGGCGATTACTTTACAATCAATTCATATCCAGGAACAGTTCGTGTAAACGATATTCCTTCATATAATGGCATTTCATTGCGTGATGTATTAGATTTCCGCCCTAGAATTGGTGACGCTGGAACAATATTCTCTGGTTCTGGTTCATCATTCTCAATGCCACCTAAACGTGGTCAAGATATTACGGTAGATTATTCATACTACCTATCTCGTAAGGATAAAATTGCAATTAGTCGAGATGGTTCATTCTTTAATGTTGCGGGTGTTCCTGCCTTAGTTCCAGGTGAACCATTAGATCCTGCAATTGGTATGGTTCTTTATAAACTGTCACTTGAGCCATATACTTTTGGCACATCAAACGCTAATATTATTGTTGATCAGGTTGACAATAAGCGTTATACCATGCGTGATATTGGTAAACTAGAAAAACGTATTGATAATTTAGAGTACTACACATCTTTGTCTTTACTAGAACAAGAAACTAAAGGGTTGTCAATCACTGATGCCAATGGACTTGAGAGATTCAAGAATGGTTTTATTGTTGATTCGTTTACTGGACATAACGTAGGTAATGTACTATCCCCAGACTATCTCTGCTCTGTTGATATGCAGAATGGCGAATTACGTCCATTCTATAATATTAATAATGTAAATTTGATTGAAAGCATCTCAAACGATAATGATCGTACCACTGCTGGTTATAAAGTTTATGGAGATCTTATTACGCTTCCTGTTACTGATCATATTCCTTTGGTTAAGCAACAATATGCTTCTCGTATAGAGAACATTAATCCATTCGCAATCTTTACTTTCTTGGGTGATATTAAACTTAACCCATCATCTGATGATTGGTTTGAAACACAACGTGCTCCAGATATTGTTCGTAACGTAGAAGGTAACTTCAATACTATTGCAGCACTTGCAACTCAGGCTGGTATTCTTGGAACTATCTGGAACGCATGGCAAGTTAACTGGATAGGTCAATCAGTTCCAGTTGGTGGAGCATTGATTCAATATACAACAGGCGATAACTGGGCGTCACGTGGGTACATGGGTGATACTACTGGATCTAATGTTGGATCTGGTGCAGCAGTCTATCTTGATGTAAATGAATTTAATAATCGTTTTGGTGGTGGCGGAAGTGGTCCAGCACGTCAGGTTTTTGTCTCGACTACTGCACAAACTATTTCTAGATCTAGACAAGGTGTTAAATCTACACTTGCAGTTCAGATGGAACGTCAAGTTGTTGACGACAAAATAATTTCAACTACGTTAATTCCTTACATTCGTAGACGTAACGTGTTGGTTCAGGTTAAGAAATTAAAACCAAATACAAGATTTTATCCTTATTTCGATGATATTTCCGTAAGTGCATATTGCACCCCATCTTCTTATATTACATATACACTGCCGTCTTTAACATCAACAGATTTTGAAACATCAAAGAATTCAGGTAGCCTAGCTTCTGAAACAGCACGTACTATTGATACTAATTCTGGTGCGTTTACTGCTGATGCTGCAGGTAATACTTGTTTGAATATTGGTGATGTTATTACTGGTGCATCTTCTGCTGCAACTGCTGTAGTTGTTGGCAGAGAATATGATTCAGATACTGGAATTAGAAGACTTCACGTAATGAACATAAAGGGAACTTTTACTGTAAGTGAAACAATCTCTGGTTCTATTTCTGGTGCTGTTGGTACTGTTACTGCTCGCGAAAGTAATAAAACTCAAGGTGGTAATTTAATTACTAACGGTAGTGGTGAACTAAACTTTGTATTCTTTATTCCAGATAATGATAATATTAAGTTCCGTACTGGTACTCGTGAGTTCAAACTTCTAGATGTTAGCACTGTTAATGGTCAACAATCATCTTCTGCTAAAGTTCAATACGAAGCAAAAGGTATCCTAGAAACTAAACAACAGACTGTTCTTTCTATCCGTAACGCACACATTATTCAAGAAATTGTTAACGAGAATGATACTGTTACTAAAACCATTGAACGTGTTGCCCGTGATACTGGTTGGTATGACCCATTGGCTCAGACTTTCTTGGTTCAATCCAAGGGTGGCGCTTTCTTAAGTAAAGTAGATATCTTTTTTGCAACTAAGGATAGTAAACTTCCAGTAACATTGCAAATTCGCGATGTTGTAAATGGATATCCAGGTAAACGTATTCTACCATTCTCTGAAGTCACATTGAAATCAGAGCAGGTAAATATCTCTAGCACTACTGTTGCAATGACAGATGGTTCTGGAACAAACTATCCTAAGTATGACACTCCAACTACGTTCACGTTTCCATCTCCTGTATATGTTCAGGATGGAGGTGAGTACTGTATTGTATTGGCTTCTGATTCAAGCAACTATAAAGTTTGGATTAGTCAGATGGGTGATCAGATCCCAGATTCTTCAAGAACTATTTCTGAACAACCTTATGCTGGCGTTCTATTCAAATCACAAAATGCTTCCACTTGGACAGCAAACCAAGATCAAGATTTGAAGTTTACTGTTTATCGTGCTAAATTTGATATTCTTGCACAGGGTAGCGTTGTATTTACAAACGATGTTCTACCAATGAAAGTTATTGACCTAGATCCTTTCCAAACTGTATCTGGAACTAACAAGGTTCGTGTTTGGCATCGTGATCATGGATTATTTGTTAACTCTAAAGTTACTTTAGATAATCTAGATACTACAGTTTATGCTGGAACTACTTCTTCTGGTGGAACTATTACTTGCTCAACATCAAGTACTACAGTTACTGGTATTGGTACATTGTTTATTGATGACTTCACTGCTTCTGGTGCCGCACTATTCCGTGCATCTGATGGTAAGTGTATCGGTATCGTTGATCATGTGACTAATGATACTACTTTAGTATTGAAAGCAACTGCTTCAGTTACAATAAGTTCTGGAGTTGCATACAAATATGCTCTTCCAGTAAATGGAATTCCAGTAACAGAATTGTATAAAGATGTTCTTGGCGCAACGATTACGCATAACATTACTGATGTTGATTTAGATTCTTACGTAATTGAAGTTACAAGTAATGCAGATACTACTGGCTACACAGGTGGAGAAACTGTTCGTGCTGGACATAACGTAGTCTATGATATCGTTCAACCAAGCGTTCAGGCACAAAACTTCTCAGATACACGTTGTGACTTTACGCTGAAGACTACTTCTGGTAAATCAGTTGATGGTTCAGAATCTCCTTATGTTGTTGGAGATTATTATGGTGTCATCCCGAATGATAGTAACTATCTCTATGCACCAGCTGTTGTTGCTTCAACTGTTAACGAAGATGCATTTGTAAGTCAGAAATCTGTTTACTTGCAAGCTGCAATTTCAACCACAAATGATGCTCTATCTCCTATCATTGATACGCATAGAACTTCATTGATTGCAATTTCTAATAAGTTAAACAAACCACGTGAAGATAATATCAATGTGGCTGAACTTGATAACGTAACTTTATTCACTGGTGCAACTGGTGCTTATAGTTTCGCAGGTTCAACAATCACTACTAGCAATGCTACAGTTGCGGCACTGATTCAAACTGTTTCTGTTGGTAAGTATATTACAGTATCAAGCGCAACTACTGCGGGTAACAATGGTACTTATCTAGTTACTGGCGTAGCTGGTGATGGTGCATCTACTGGGACTATTACTATTAGTGGAACTTTCGCAAATAATGAATCCGCAGCTTCTGGTACTAAAGTTCAGTTGAGAAACTTATTCGTTGATGAAATTGCTCCAAAGGGTAGTTCTTCTATTAACAAGTATATATCCAAAGCAATTAAATTGGCAAACCCTTCTAACTTCTTTAGAATTCGTTTGGCAACTAACTGCCCGAATGAAGCTGATGTATTGGTCTATTATAAGACAAATCCAGTTGGCACTACTCGTGACCTAGAGACAGTTAACTGGACTTTAACTAGCCCAGATACACCCATTAAGAAGGTTCAAAATGGTGGTGGTATTTTCTATGATGTAGATTATTCTGAAGATGGTTTAGTTCCTTTCGATGCAATTGCAGTCAAGATTGTAATGCAGTCTACAAATAGTTCTGCTGCGCCAAGGATTAGAGATCTAAGAATTATTGCTTGCGTATAATATGACAAAATTTTTGAAAGTTGAGGGAAATGCTGGATTAGTCAGGGATACTGACACTCTAGCAATCCTAAATACTAATAGTTCTGAGTATGAAAAATACGTCGCCCAGAGAGAATCTCTAAGATTAAGACAAGATGAGATGAATCGTCAGGCTTCCGAGATAAATAACATAAAAGAAGATTTGAGTGAAATCAAACAAATGCTTACAGCATTAATTAAAGATCGTATAAAAGGATAAGGAAACATGTCAACTATAACCTTAAGAGCGACTAAAGGGTCTCCACTTACCAATACGGAAGTGGACAATAACTTTAGTAATCTAAACACTGATAAAATTGAATCCACGTATAGTGGGGCACTGAATAGCCTTACTGGTGGTTCAGCTATCACTACAGTTAGCTCTACCACTGGTATTACTACAGGTGCATGGAAAGCAACGACAATTAGCCCACTTTATGGTGGTACTGGTGTTGCTCAGGCT